AGGGACAGAATGGGCACACGCCGCAAATTTACAACTTATGGGATTTCTTTCCAAGAGAAACGACTTGAAGAATAGTAAGATTTCTTTGACTGATGATATTAACAAGACGAAAACAAAACTGGCACAGTTTGTGGGTGAAGTAAAACTTCATGAGGAAAACATTAATCTATACAACAAGAACATAGAAGCGATGACCTTGAATGAAGAAATCAACAAACAGATTGGAGAACACAACCGACTCTTTACGGAGACTGATTATATGTCCAAGAAACAGAACAAGACGGTTATGGATATCAACAGTAAGATTTCCGTCTGTAAAAATCAGATTACTCAAATCAACACTAAGATTGACGAAATCAAAGTTATAGAACAAGAATACAAACTCTATGAGGCTTATTGTCTAGCCGTCAGTCGTGATGGTATTCCATTTGATGTAATCAGAGCTACTGTTCCTGAAATTCAAAATGAAGTCAACAGCATTTTGAGTCAGATTGGTGAATTTACCGCCTTGTTTGAGACGGATGGAAAGAACATCATTCCCTACATCGTCTATGACGGTAAGAAGTGGTTAATGAGTCTCACCAGTGGATTTGAGAAGTTCGCTTTGTCTCTGGCTATCCGTGTGGCCCTGATTAACATATCCAACCTACCAAGACCTAACTTCCTTATCATTGATGAAGGATTTGGTGTCTTGGATGCGGAGAACTTGGCCTGTATGAGCACTTTGTTTAGTTATTTGAAGACCAATTTTGACTTCATCATGATAGTTTCACACTTGGAATCGTTACGTGACGTAGTAGATAAGCATATTGAAATAACTAAAGATAATGGTTTTTCCAAGGTCAATTTCGTTTAATGCACCTATTTATGGTACATGGCATTAAATCTATTGGACAGTTTTGGCGCAAGAGGCGTTAACTACGGTCTTTACACCAAATCAGCAGATGTGACCGACAGTGAATACCTTTCAAGGTATTTTGTCGTATCCGAATTCGACCCGACTTTTACAGCCGGTAAAAATGCGGTTGCGGTGAATGGTTCTACCTATCTAAAGGGTGGTAGCGAAATTTTCATTGAGTGTTTGGATTCTGTAGGCAATCCACTGTTCATAGAAATGGCTACCTATGCAGATACTACGGCCAAGACTGCGGCTTACAAGGAATCCACAGCCTTTATATTTTCCATTTACGTCTATAATGACACGTCGGATGGTATTGGTAAATTGACTCTATACGGAACGTTAAATGATGGTAGGTCTGTCAAATGGACTAGAAATATAACCATCAATAAAACTCTAAAGAATGATTCAAGAGTAAGATTTTATAGAGCCCCAAAATTAGAAGTTGATTCTGCTCAAGTTCCTGTTCTTAGTTCCACTATTTCTACCGGCTTGATTGATAATAAAACCTTCACAGGCCAAATTCAAGGTTTAGCCGTAACTCCACAAAAAGGAATAAGTTTAGCTACTCTAAATAAAAGAAACGTTGATATAGATTATAGGTTGACGTTAATTTCGCCCGTCGTCACAGATAGCACACCAAACATCAATTCTTTTAACTCTCAGATGCTAGGTGCAACGGTTGTTCTTAATATCACCAGAATACAATCACCCACGTCATTTGATGAAATTGACGTATCACAAACCGCATCATATCTAATCTCCGGAGTTGTAAATAATAATACTCTACAAATAGCTTTACCGTATTATTACAAAGATTCATTTAACAATGATACCATAACCAACATTGTAAATGCAAATTTCGCCATACATTATCCGTTCGTCAATTATAATAATTCTACATCAAGTTATCAAACATCGACAATCGGTGGAACAACTTACATAATCAAACAATCCTATGCTGATATTACTTATAGAAATATCAGAACATTTTCTGGTTATGCTGCTCGTCATAAAGTGTATCGAAAAAGTTTGTTATCAAATGCAGATTTTTCGGTAATAGCAGATGAACCTATAACTGTAAATGAGATACTGGCCGACGATTTAACTCAAAATAAGTTCTATACTCGTCTTGGTCAGTTTTACAATCAAGAGCATGTAAACCGATATTGGTTCACAAGTTCTGGTTCTACTAACTTGTTGATGACATATTCTCCAAGTTATGCGGCGAATTCCGTCTTCATATCCACACCATCATCTTCATATACTGCATTAACAGGAAGCGATTACTTGATGGTAAAGAACGATTCTGTTCCAGTAAATAGAAATGCTACTTACGTCCCATTTAACATGGATGAATTTTTGTCTGAGTCGGGGTCAGCTTACGATTCAAACTTTATGGCTCTCAAAGCTGGAGTTCAGTATGTCATAGAAGTTTCTGCTACCGTTATAAAACAACCCACAGAAACAAATGCTGGATTGGCATTTTATTTTACAGGGTCCGTTTCTGATATTTCAAAAGAACCAGCATATACAGGACAGTTTGGTGTAAATGTAGCAAATATAAATGCGACTAATAATGGAAATTCTATAGTAAATTTTGACAAAGTATTGACCTTTTTTACTCCCCAAAATGATTTGTATGGAACGTTGGTAATAGTTCCTAAACTCTGTAATGCTTACATCAAGGATATTTCATTTAGAGTTTATGGCGACGATGGGTTTTCTCCTGATGTGTTTACTACAAGAATTCCTTGGTCTATATCTGTGGCCAATGAAAGTTTCGAAATTGTATCACAACTTTTTGATATTAACAGCAACTTAATCTATTCTGACCTAAAGACATTTCAAAGTTTTGACCCGTCAGGTAGCACACTGATTCCGTTTCTTCCTGCTGGTAGCAATAATTATCAAGATTTGTATGTATCAGGAACACTATACGTTTCTCAAAGTGCTATAATTCAATTTGGAAATCTATTCATTCCTAACATCGTTGCTAGACCGGGCAATCCAGATATAAGTCAGAGTAGAATGTTATCTGTAAGAGCCGATGGGGCTTTAGTATTTGACCCAATTGTAGATGTATCTTCGGATAATACATACATGTATCTATCTTTGGGTAGTCCGTCTAGTAGATTGTCCACGGTGATTACTACAACAAAGGCACTTGTATCACAATATGGAGATTTGGCTGGGAGAAAAATTTATTGGGTGGCGGGCGTTAAAACTATAGAAACCAGCCCATAATTACCTTATTTATAAATATCATGATAATTTTTTGTAAACTATGTAATATAAAGGAATAAGTTATTATGGCACGAAGAAAATGGACACACGAAACAATTAAACAAGTTCTTGATGGAGAACAACCATTCATTCAAGTTGGTTACGATAAAAAAACTGTAAAACGTAAAAATGGTGAAGAGTGGACTGATTCTAAGGGAAAATCTTGGAGAATGGATAATGGCGTTATTAGTAGCGTCAATAAACAAATGGATTCCATTCGTGGATTGTTGAAAAGAATTTGTCCCGGTTGTGGACAGGACATGGATTTTACTTATGACAGGTTAGACCATAAAGTATTTCCAAAGACAGGAAAATGTTACAACTGTCTTGAGGCCGATGAAATGTTTTTACGTGCCACTGGAAAATGGGAAGCATACGAAGCTAAGAAAATGCTTCAATATAAACGTGCTAAATTGGAAGAATTTAAAGAAAAAGTAGAAGAAGCAATAGACTTTTTAAAAAATGACACGGGTAGAATGGAAGAAGTTATGTCAAATGGTGATATTGTAACTTTTAATGGAAAATCAAATCCACAGTGGTTGATAGATGCAGAGAAAGATTTGATAAAAGTTAATGATGAGTTAATAAAAGTTACAGAGGAAATATCAAAATTGGAAGAAAAATCATAATATGGCACAACAAAATCTGAGGGATGTAATACGTGAAGAAACAAAAAAATGTATGGAAGACCCCATATATTTCATGCGCAAGTATGTAAAAATTCAACATCCAAACAGAGGAACTATTCCGTTTGACCTATTTCCATTTCAAGAAGATACCCTTTCAAGATTTCATATTGATAGATTTCTTCTAATATTGAAGTCACGTCAGTTGGGAATTACAACGTTGGTCGCAGCTTATTCACTTTGGTTGTCTTTGTTTAACAGTGATAAAGCTATCTTGATTATCTCTATTAAGCAAGAAGTTTCAAAAGAAATTATCACGAAGGTTCGTTTTGCTAATGAACATTTGCCTTCGTTGTTAAAAGAAAAGGAAGTTACAAACAACCATATGTCTTTGAAATTTGCGAATGGTTCTCAAGTTTCAGCAACTTCATCAGCAAAAGATGCTGGTCGTTCCAAAGCCCTATCGTTGTTAATCGTTGACGAAGCAGCATTTATTGATGAAGCTGAGAGTATTTGGACTTCGGCATATAACACACTATCAACTGGTGGTAGAGCCATCATTCTATCCACTCCTAATGGTGTTGGTAATTGGTTTCACAAGATGTGGACTAATGCAGAAAAAAAGAAAAACGACTTTACTACGCTTAGACTTCCTTGGGATTTACATCCAGAACGTGACCAGAGATGGAGAGATGAACAAACAAAACAGTTAGGTGTAAAGGGCGCAAATCAGGAATGTGATTGTGACTTTCTATCATCAGGAACAAACGTAATAGATTTGATGACTTTAAAGTGGTATGAAGAGAATAAGGAAATGGTAAGGGATAGGAAGGAAGCAAGGCGCGGCGAAGCTCTGTGGATATTTGACGAACCTAAGTCAGGAAAAGATTACCTTGTGTGTGCTGACGTTGCCCGTGGTGATGCCACCGACTTTTCTGCGGCACATGTATTTGATATAGAAACTTTGGAACAAGTCGCTGAATTTCAAGATCAATTGGGGACGAGAGAATTTGGTGATGTATTAGTAGCATTAGCTACAGAATATAATGATGCTCTGTTGGTGGTCGAACGTGAAAATATAGGATGGGCGGTTCTACAGCAAATTATTGACCGACAATACAAGAACACATTCTATTCAAATACCAGCGACCCAAAAATTGCCGACGTTTATCATCACGTATCCAACAGATATAACCACGAAGAATCCAAACTTCTTCCGGGGTTTTCCACAACTATGAAGACAAGGCCATTATTAATCTCAAAAATAGAAGAGTATTTTAGGGAAAAGTTGGTTATTATTCATTCTGTAAGATTAATCAATGAGTTAAAAACTTTTATTTGGGAGAGTGGAAAAGCACAAGCCGCCGAAAATTATAACGATGATTTGGTCATGTCTTTGGGTATTGGTCTATGGGTCAGAGACGTAGCCCTAAGATTGAGAAATGATGGGATTAGTTTAACAAAAAACATGTTAAATAAGATTCATGTGACTCAAGATAACGCAAGAACTCCTATCTATACGGCCAAGGCCCAATCGGTAGGCCGTGACCAATGGCAAATGAAGATTGGTGGTAAGCCGGGAGATATAGAATCACTTACTTGGTTATTACGATAACTTGAACATATTTATAGGCGTAATACTATACACACACACGTTAGAAATTGAAAGGATAACATATGGCAGACCCAGCAATCAGACCAGAATCAAGAATAGATAACGACGAAATCGACGTAAAACAAAAGTCGTTGTTCGCACGTTTGAAGAAGTTATTTTCTTCTGGCGTAGTTGTTCGTAATGTTGGTGGTAAAAAACTTAAAGTTAAAGACACCAGCGATTTAATGTATGCGACGGATAGAAACAGTCTTCGTGACCGTTTCAATCGTGTTCGTTCTACATCCTACAATGCTTACACAAGAGATTTTTCATTGGCCTATCAAGCTGCTCGTATTGATTTATTTAGAGATTATGATACGATGGATATGGACCCAATCTTGGCTTCAGCCTTGGATATTTACGCAGATGAATGTTTGACAGTAAACGAATTGGGTAAAGTGTTGGTAGTTCATGCCGAAGATGATAACATCAAAGGTATTCTAACCAATCTTTTCTATGATATTCTAAACATTGAACATAATCTTTGGTCTTGGACTAGAAACGTCTGTAAATATGGCGATTTTTACATGAGATTATATGTCTCACCTGAATATGGTGTTTATCAAATCGAACCAATTTCCGCTTACAATGTTGAACGTCTTGAAAATACAGACCCACTCAATAAGAACTACGTTAAATTCCAAATCCGTCCTACTGATACGTCACAGGTAGAAACACTTGAATTCTTTGAGTGTGCCCACTTTAGATTACTTTCAGATTCCAACTTCCTTCCTTATGGTAAATCCATGATTGAAGGTGCTCGTCGTGTTTGGAAACAGTTGTCATTGATGGAAGACGCTATGTTAATTCACCGTATCATGCGTGCTCCTGAAAAGCGTATCTTCAAGTTGGATGTAGGTAACATCCCACCACAGGACGTTGACAGCTTCATGGAAAAAGCCATCAGTAAGATGAAAAAGGTACCGTATATTGACCCAAAAACAGGCGATTACAACCTTCGTTTCAATCTACAAAACATGGTTGAGGATTTTTACTTGCCGGTTCGTGGTAGTGATAGTGGAACATCCATCGAAACCCTATCAGGCATGGAATTTACAGGTATTGACGATATCGAATATCTTCGTAATAAGTTGATGGCTGCTTTGAAAATTCCAAAGGCATTCTTGGGATATGAAGAAGAACTATCAGGTAAAGCAACTCTAGCCTCAGAAGACGTTAGATTTGCTAGAACAATTCAAAGAATTCAAAAAGTCATTGTATCAGAACTTGAAAAAATTGCTATTGTTCACTTGTATTCACAGGGATTTCGTGACGAATCATTGGTTAACTTTAAACTTGAACTTACAAATCCGTCAACCATTTTTGAAAAGGAAAAGATTGAAGTTTGGAGTAACAAGACTGAATTAGCTAAGAATATGATGGAAAACAAATTGTTTTCCAAGAAGTGGATTTACAAGAAT